ATAATTGCCAGGGCCACTAAGAGACTGCTGCAGTGGACAGCTAATGAGGAAGCAGTTGCCAAATCGCTGCGTGATCACGCTGCCGGCGGCGACCTGACCATCGGAGCTTCGGCGGCTGTCGTGACCACCAGGTCAGGCAACACAGCGCGTCTCTTCAAGAAACGACACGTCCACGTGCTTCGCAACTCTGCCGAGTTTTCGACGATTGTTCGCTCGGCCATTGACATTTACCGGAATTGCATTGCTCAGGCTAAATGGCAGATTGTTCCGCACGATCCTAAGCGCCCAATTAATGAGCGAGTGCGAGACGAAATCACAGATTTGTTGCAAGCGCCGAATCCCGCTGGCGAGTCATACAGCGTAATGATAGAGAAGTTCGTCGAGGACTATCTCGTCATCGGCCACGGCGCGCTGGAAAAGGCCATCCATCGAGACCTCACTCCATATTTGATTCTTCCGCTCGATGCTGCCCGCATCGCCCTCTCTCAGGGTTGGGACGGAACTGACCCGGAGATGCCTCGCTACGCTGAATTGACGGAGTCAGGGATGATTAAGAGATGGATTCCCGACCCGATGGCGATGGTTCTCGTTAACCGCCCGCGCTCGTATGACTCCCTGGGACTTTCCCATGTCGAGGCGCTGGACATCGCTGTGCGGGCGCTGCTTGAAGGTGATGACACTTTCTTACAACAGATGATTGACCGCACGCCAGGCGGGGTGTTTGACCTGGGCGAAGGGGTAACACAACCACAGGTAGACCAGTTCAGGCAGGAGATTCAGGCGCTACGCAAAGCGTTCGCGGTAATGGGCGGCAGCAAGAATCCGAAGTTCCATAAGTTCGATGCTTCCGAGCGCGACGTGCGCGCGCTCGATAAACTCCTCTACTTCAAACGCCAGGTTGCCGGCATCTTCCAATTGCCAATGGCTGTGCTCGGCGAGTTGGTGGACGCTTCTCGTGCCAATACCGATGCCATGCTGGAGAACTCGGATAAGGGGCCGGGCGCGCTCCTCTGGCGCATCTGCGAAATGCTGAACGCTCAGGTCGTTCTCAAGTGGGGGGCATATAAAGAGCACAACTGCGTGATCGATTTCCCGATCATGTCGCGCAAAGATGAAAAGCAGCAGGCCGACGTGAGCAAGACCCAGACAGCCGGGCTCCCCTGGGTGACTATCAACCAGGCCGCACGCGATGCGGGAAAGCCTACCTTCGACCTGCCGATTGCGGATGAGCTTTTAATCGCTGTCGGCAAAACTGGATATATCCCTTTGTCGGTACTGAACGCACAATACTATGACGGCCAGAAATTGAGAGAAGTGGACAGCCCGGGCGCGAAGGGAAAAATAAAGGATGAATCTTCTCAGCCGGCTAAAGCCTTAAAAGCTGTTCTGCCTTTTGAGCATCTTCGTAAATCTGCACATAAGTTCAGCACGACGCAGGTTGATCTTAGAGACGAACTGGCCGAGCAGCTCTTAGAGTTTGCCGCCGGAATCCCGGATGAGGATTTGTCTGAAGACGGTCGCGAAGATAAGCCGCATGTCACAATTAAGTACGGTCTGCACACCAACAACCCGGACGACGTGCGCGAGGTTCTCAAGGGTGAAAAGCCTGTTACGGTGCGGTTCGGCGAGACCTCCATTTTCGAGGCAGACGGTTATGACGTAATCATCGTCGAGGTCAAGAGTCGTGACTTGGCTCGGTTGAACAAAAAGCTTTCAGAGGCGCTGGAGCATACTGACACGCATGATAAGTACATTCCCCATGCGACCATCGCCTATGTCAAATCCGGCAAAGGTGCCCTGTACGCAGGCGATGATTTTCTCTCAGGCTCTAAAGTAACTATTGATCGCGTAGTTTTCTCCTCAAAATCGAAGAAGCGAACGGTCATCGAGTTGACGGGCACGGAAGCGAAATGCTTATCGAAAACTGAATTTGCTGCTCCGCTCGAGGAGTTACACATTTAAGACAGCAGGTCAAACATTGTAATTCCCCCTTTCAATCCCGCCGTTAGCGAGGGGTGAAGCGAAAACTTCACCCCTCCCGCCTCTTAACATTTGCACTTCCGCCGTTAGAAAAATTCCGCGTGTTAGTTTCTCTCACGTTGCTGCTATGGGCCGCGACGAGCGACGGCAAGGTGGAAGTCCAACAAGAGATCGTGGCGGTCGCGGCGGCCCACCCAACACAATTTGATGAGCGAAGAATCGAACGAGACAAACCCTGGCGAAGAGCATATGTCTTCCGGTATCCCGCGCTGGACGCCGGACTTTGACGTTAAGCGGCTCGACATCCAGACCGTACTCCGTGAGGCGATGGCGCAGAAAAAGAGCGCCTATAAAGTCCTCAAGGCCGCAGGCTACCCGGTCGCCAAGTTCATGTCGAACGAAGTGCTGGAGTTCAAAGCTGCGGCTGACGGGTCTGAACTCGCTACCGTCACAGTCACAGCTTCGAGCGATGCAACAGACCTCTCTGGTGATGAATTTGGCGAATCAGCGATTAATCAGATGGAAGCTGCTGTCCGTGGCATGTCCGTCTTCCTTAATCACAGCTACAACCTCCCGGAAGACCTCTTCGGTACGGTAGAAGACGCGCACCTGGTGAGACGCACGGTCACAAACAATGTGACCGGTGAAACGCGGGAAATCCTCTGTCTCGATCTGGACATCCGCCCGGTCACCGAAGAGGAGAATCCGCGGGGCGTGCGAGTCTACAACATGATTCGCAAGGGCAAGCGCAAGCTCGGCAGCTCTGTGACTGTACTCGTTCTGAAGACGAAAAACCTCTCCAACGGCAGGCGACAAATCACCGACGTTTTGATTCTCGAAGACTCCATCGTCGGCATCCCCTGTAACCAGACGGCATGGGCGCATACCGCCAAATCAATCGAGGTGAGTGAAACATCAATGTCCACTACTAACAATGACACCGTTGCTGCTGACAATGCTTCACAAACCCCCGTTGAAGAGGCCCTAACTGCTTTGATCGAAGCGGATGAGGCCAATGCAAAAGGCATGTTCGCCGATGCGCTAACCGAGCGACAGTCATCCATTTATCTCGTTTGGGACGTTTTTTGGACTTGCTTTTACAAACTCCAGCGTGCTGCTGAGTCCGGCGAGGAAATGGGCTTTGATGCCAATACTGCCGCCGAGTCTCTCGTTAATGAAACCGCCGCTGCTTTGCTCTCAGCTGTTCAGTCGGCACTCGCTGATCCTGATTTGACTAATGGCTGGGAGATGTACGCGGCTCAGCTTGAAACGCTGTCGGGCGTGATTCAGAAATCCGGCGCACGGAACTCGAAGCTCGACCAGACGACGATCGAGAAGATTCATGCGTTGAGCCTTGAACTCGGCGCGAAGTGTGAAACGAAGGAGGCCGACGGCGGTGACGCAGCTCAGAAACAAGCGTCAGTCACTTCCGCCGCCCTCGCCGACGCGACCAGCAAAGCGGCCACGCTGGAAGCCGAGAAGCAAACACTCATCGAGGAGAAGGCCGCCCTCCAAACGCAGTTAAGCGAAACGCAGGAAGAACAGGGAATTCTGGAAGCTACCTGTATCGGCATGTTGGCAGTGCTGAAGGCTTATAGCCGTGAGCGTCTGCCGCGCGCCGGACATACGGGCAGCGTCAGTCACTCCCGCTGATGGCTCCTGCCACATTAGGAAAGTAACCACAGCAAACGAAAGGACTGACCAGAAATCATGAAAGCCGAAGATATTCGCAAAGAGTTTGAGGGCCTGATGGCCCGGATGGCTGGTGGCGACGCTGCCTCTGCCGCCGCCAGCACAGACACCACAAATGGAGCGCCGCCCGTTGAATCCAAATCCGCAGAGGTGCTTGAGGCCGAAGCGAAGGAAGCGCGCATTGGCGGGAACGCATTGGCTAAGTCGCTGCACACGGTCGCGCGGGTCAATAAAGAATTCCGCCACCTCGACGCCGATAAGGTGCTCGATGACCCGCGCGGGTACTTGCGCCGCAAGCAGGCAGGCTCCGACCAGTACGTCGTCTCTGACGCCGACCTGGAGACGATGATCCAGACGGTGCTCTCGCAGAAGGCTGCCGAGCAAGAAGGTATCGCGGACGACCGCGTGCGCGGCAAGCTGATTGACGCGGCCAGCAAGGGGATGTTTGGCGGGCAGAGTGGCCTTCTCGTGAAAGCACTCGACACAGCCAGTGGCGCGGCGTTGATTCGCACCGACGTTGAGCCGTTGCTGTACGAAGCCTACCTGCGCGAGTTCCCTGCTGCCGAGCAGATCGGTAGCGTCAAGGCTAACGGTCTCGTTCACAATTATGACGTTCGCACCGCCATCCCGCAGGCCGTCACGCTCAACAACATCGGCGATTTCGGGGCCGCGTTCACGAACAGCACCTTCGTTCGGAACACCAATTCGAACATCGCCATCATCGCGTCTCCGGTCGCTATCGGCCTGAAGCTCGCGCTCGCCGTCGAGCAGTCCGGGATGACCAGCTTCAAGCTGGAGGGCAACGACAATCTCGAAGTGATAGGCGCGATGACGGCTATCGCCCGCAAGAACCAGTCGCTGGTATTGCAGGGCAACTTCTCGACCGCAGGGGGCACGCTCGATACCGAAGACGGGTTGTACGATAACAAGGCGTTCGATGGCCTACGCACCATCCTGAAGGGCGCGGGAACCTCCATCACGAAGGGCGGCGGGGATACCTTCCGCAGCCTGTTGAACCGTGCCGGCGCGCAGATTCGCAATAGCGGCGGCAGCGAGCGCAACATGATCATCCTGTGCTCGTCAGGCGCTGAGATCGCCATCAACGACGAGTTCTTCGCCACCTTCTATCGCATCAACGACACGGCCCCTGCGGGCGGCGTTGACACTGTTCCGGCTGCAAACGGTATCCGCACCGTCGGCAAGTACCTGTCAAAAATTGTTTCGGTTCCGTCGGACGCGCAGGACGCGGGCGTCGGTCACTACACCTTCGGCGGCAACCCGACCGAAGACATGTATGTCTCGGACGCGAACGGTATGAAGTTGGCGTACCTCGGCAGCCCCAGCCCGACGATGCTGGAATTGCCGATGGGTTACAACAACCAGCTTTCGCGGGTGTTCGTGCCCTTCCTGATGAACGGCCTGGTCGTTCACATCGCAGGCTTCCATCGGAAGATTCGCATTGCCAAGCAGACCGTGTAAGCGGTCAGCATTGAGACAACAAAGTCAGAGCCGTCAACCGGGGCGGGCTATCAAGGCCCGCCCCCAACATGAACTCAAAATCCTTATCTCGGAGGCAACATGTCAGAAGAAACGAAAACGCCCCCCCAGGTTAAACAGGGAGCAGTCACTCCCAGGAGTTTACGCGTCGAGGGCTTCCGCGGCGCTTACCTGGATACACGCTTTAATGATCAGGGCCTCAGTGAAGGCCCGGTTTCAAGCGCGACCGAAAAGGCGCTGCGCGAGCAGTTCCCAGGTGCCAAGATCGAAGCCGTTCGTGAGAAGAGTGGGCCGGAAGAGACGAAGTAATAAGAAGCGGAGGGGCGATGCCGTTAGAGGCCGACAACATTCTCGGCGTGTGCTACCTCGCACCTGAGGAATTCCTTTCACGGGCGCGCCTCTTCGGTGCCGGGATGAGTATCAACGGGTTGAATGCCGAGGGCGTTAAGCCGGTGCTGGCAATGGCCTCGCGCGCCATTGACGCACACTGCGGTCGCAGCTTTACCCCCGATGCCATCACGGAAAATCACAGGTGGAACGGCGCAACGCGGCGCATCTCGGTCAACCAGCCACCGGTGATGACGCTCTCAACGTACCGGCTAAGAACTGCGCCCTCTCAAGTACAGAGCTTCAATGTCGCGGACGTGCTGATCAACAACCAGGAGAATTATCTGGAATTAGCCACCTTGGCGGCAGCCGTAGGGATGACCGGTGACTTACTCGGTCTTGGTCTTTGCGAAGCACAAGTCGAGGTCACCTACCTGAGCTACCAGGCGATTCCGCAGGCGGTTGCCGCAGCATGCGGCTTTACCGCGGCGAAGATGGCCAATATGGGTTATGTCAGCGCTCAGGTACCGGATGGCTTCCAGAAAATCAGTCTCGGCGGATTCAACGCCACGCGCGCGGGGTTGGGTGCCGGTGACGCTCTGGAAATCCCTCCCATGGCACAACAACTATTGAGCGCCTACAGGCGGATCGCACTCGGGTGAGAGATGAGCTTCGGACCGCTCTTTGAATCAATGGGCCAGATGGCCACCGCGATACTTGAGGAGTGTCCGGATAGATGCGTCGTGATGGCGCGCTCTCAGTCCGTGGATACTCGAGGCGGCAAGAGGGATCAATGGGCGGCACCACGCACACCCGACTATGACTTGCCGTGTACTTATGACCTGTCGAGCGGTCACAGATTTCAAGCAGCTGATCGCGAGCAGGCAATAACCGTGATGAAAGCGTGGGTGCCGGCAATGTACAGGGGCGCAGTAGTAGTCGTGATTGCAGGTGACAGGCTGGTGATTCGTGCGCGCCCTCCCCTTCCCGTTCTCACCTGGCAGATTGAATTCGTCGGGCGGCGTGAAGGCGTTCAAATCGAACTGCTCTGCACGGAGGTCAACTAATGGCCTGGGAGTTCGACGCAGTTGAACAGTTAATCAAGTCGCGAACGGCGACCGACGAAGGTCTTATCGCGCTTCTCGACGACGGTGACCCGCTCGGCTTTGTCTTCAATCTGGAAGCGCCCGCCGGACACCGTAAAACTTGCATCGTCTTTTCGATGCTGCCCGGTGAAGACACGCCGGGGCAAGGGCGAGTTAGGCTCAGGGCCAAGCCCCGCTATCAATTGAAGGTTTATACACTCGGTCCTCCGGACGACACGAGTGAGCAGGCCGTGAACCTGCTTGATGATCTCTGGCAAAAAGCACGCCGCCTGACAACCGCAGATGGCCTTTGGCGCGTCGCGTCGCGCCGCATTGCACCGCTCTCAGGCAAAGAACGTGGAGCGGCCGAGAGTGATCTTTTTTATTACCGCGGCGGAATCTTCCAATTCTGGATTTCGCCCGCCGTGCTTGGATGAGGTGAAAAAATTATGGACAGAGTTGCAGCAAATATCCTGACCCAGTGGGGTACGGAAGTCACTCCGGGCACGGCCGTCGCGGCCAACCGTTTCGTGACGGCGGTTGACGTGATGATTGACATGGACATCGAGAACCGGCCCCGACGCTCGCGCGGCTCGAACGTCGAGACCTCATCCATCCGGGGCAAGAAGCTGGCGAAGGGCAGTTATGACGGTATCCTTTGCTACAACTCCCTGCCGCTTATCCTTAACGGTCTGCTTCCCGTCGCCGCGTCGCAGCAGATTGGTGCTATCGAAGCCTACCGCTATCGCTATCAGCCGCCCTCCAAACAGCAGCACGCGTCGCGAAAGACCTATACCTGGTCGGTTGGCGACGACGTGGCGCGGGAGATTTTCGCTTACGGTCAGATTGCCGGGATGCAGTGTGAGCTGACCCAGGACGACTCAAAAGTCACCGGCCCGGTCTTCGCTCGCTTCCCAACGCTTTCAGAGACGGCGCAGCCCGCCATCACCAGCGAGATTCTTGAGCGCGCCGTCGAGCGCGACGACATCAACATCTACCTGTCAACCGATTTGGCGACGCTCTGGGACGCCGACTCACAGCTTCTCGATACCGACCAGGAGATGCTCTCTATCGGCGAAAAATGGACGCCGCGTCACGTTCATAACCGCGCGCTCTCGTCATTCAAGAAGGCGGTCGGCAAGCCCTACACTCTGGACTTTTCCTACACGACCGAACACGAATCGGTATCGCGCGCTTTTCTCGCCTCGCTCATCGCCAGTAACGTCGAGGTCTTCATGGGCATTGAGTGCCAGGGCTTGCTGCTCGGCAACAACGGCGGGACTGACGTGTTCGAGTTAATCCGCTACACGATGGCCGGCAAACTCACCTCTCCCGAATCGCAACGCGATGACGAGGGCGGCAATGGCGGCGTCTTCGGTAAGAAGTACAACTTTAAGGGTCTGCACTCGCCGACCCTCGGCACGGCCTACGAAATCGAGGTCATCAACTCAATCGCAGCTTACTAACAGCTGCTAATTTTTGGAGATATCCATGCAACCGACGGAACAGAAAATTGAAAGTCTCTCCACGCTCGGCGACGTGGCCGAACTACTGACCGGCGAGAGTAAGGCGAGCTTAACTCGTCTCGAAATCCCGCTCACATTTAATGTGCAGGGTGGAAAGGTCGACAGGTCTATCGTCGTTCATTATCGCTTCGACGAACAGACGGAAGAGACAATCATCGCAGGAACATACGCCGAACCCCTCGTTCTGCCCGCCGAGCGCGAAAAGCTTCTGGAAGCCGAAGTGGCGCTCGATGCGATTGAAGAAGCGCCGGAGACCGCAGATTCACTCTCGATAATCAGCAAGCACCCTGTTCCGCACTGGCGCAATTACACGACCGCCGAGCAGCTTGCGTTCATCGTTAAGCGCATCGAGGGCGTCGAACGCCAGCTCGACGTTCAATTCTTTTTCAGTTTCGATAAGCGTCACCAGGCGCAAATCGTAAAAGCCATCCGGGCTGATGTGTACCCAAACGATACGCCCTCCGCAGCCTCAAGCGCTGGTACATCCACGGAGGGAACCCCCGGTACGGCGAGCCGCCGCGCGACATCAAGGTCTTAGAACTGGCGCTGATCTTGAAAATGGCGCCGGAGGATGTCCGGCGCATCCCGTTACGCGACAGAAACCAACTGCTGCTAGTCCATAGGGCCAACGAGCAGGCGCGGCTTGAACTTGGTAGGCGACATCGAGTCCCGCTGGCTGCCGTGCCAACCCTGATGTGAGGCGTGCGACGAATGCCAGTCTATGCGGCGAAGCTTAGTAATAACGGGGCTGGATTTAGGTCGCGCCGGAGAGCAACGCGCAGGAACCTTGCGCGCGAGTTAAAAAAGTGGGGGCGCGATGCTGCCGAATTGGCCCGGCAACTCGCGCCCAAAGACACGGGGGCGATGGCCGATTCCATTGCCGTGGAAACGAGCGCCGACGGGCTCGTGGTTAGCATCGTTGTCGGCGCAAGCTATTCGATTTTTGTGGAGAGGGGCACTCTGTACGTCGCGCCACAGCCATTTCTTACGCCAGCGTATGCCATTGTCAAACCTGAGCTGATACGTGCCCTGCGAAATATCTTGAAGCGGCACAGTTATACGCTCGCAACTGTGGAGTAACGGTCAATGTCGGAAATCGAGAGACTTGTCGTTACTTTCGTCGGCGACGATCGCAATCTCAATAGAGCCTACTCGTCAGCTGAAACAGGCGCGCGGCGGACGGCCAGAAATATATCCTCAACCTTAGGCGATAAAAATATCTTCGGGGGCTTCGCCTCCAATTTCCAGTCACAGCTACGTGATGCCCAGGGCAGATTTGTCAGTAGCGGAGCGTCGTTCCTCCGCGACTCATTGACTGTCACCGCCGGCGACATTCTGACAGGCGGCATCTCGAAAGTCTCCGGTCTGACGAAAGACCTCGTTATCCGTGGCGTCGAGTACAACAATCTGCTTGAACGCTCCAACATCAGCTTTGAAGTGCTGCTCGGCTCGCAGGAAAAAGCCAAGCAGCACATGAAGGATTTAGCCGCGTTCGCTGAGAAGGCGGGCAGCTTTCAACTCACTGATGTCATACGCGGCTCGCAGCGCCTTCAGGCGATGGGCTTCGATGCGCGCAACGTCGTCTCGGTTTTGACGGACGTTTCAGATGCAGCCTCGGCGATGGGCGGTGGGCAGGAGATTCTCGACGGCATTGTCACGGCTCTTGGTCAGATGAAGGGCAACGGTCGTCTGGCTGCTGAAGAGATGAACCAGTTGACCGAGCGCGGCATTCCGGCGTGGCGCATGCTCTCGGAATTAACTGGTAAAACTCAGTCCGAGTTACGCAAACTCTCGGAGCAGGGCAAGCTCAACGGTGGCGTTGCCGTCGAGGGCTTCCTCCGCAAATTCCGAGAATACTACGGCGGCCTGGGCGACAAGCTGTCGGATACGTTCGATGGGCGAATGTCGAACTTTAATGATCGGCTCGACCGCAGACTCGCCGAAGGTACGCTGAGCGTCCAGCAGCGTACCGGCGAGTTGGTTCAGGCGGCGTCCGATGTTCTCAACTCGCCGCAGGGCGAGGCTGTTGCAAAAGGCTTCGACTCGATTGCTAATCTCGCCATGAAGCCCGTTGAGCTGCTCATTAAGGGAGCGACGACCGGATTTGACCTCAAGGCGCTAATGTCTCAGCTGGCTTGGGATATGGTCGGCGGCATCAAGGAGGGTCTAGAGAATAAAGCTGGAGAGTTAAAGGACGAAGGCAAGAAAGTTGTTACCAACATCTACGGTGCGATAAAGCAGGAAGCTGGCATTAACTCTCCGGCGAAAAAGTTTATCCCGCTCGGCGAAGGCATTGCCGAGGGTCTGCAGGTTGGCTTTACCAGCTACATGCTCTCGCACGCCGGCTCTTTCGTGCAGGAGGGGCTGGCAACAATCCGCGTCCGCACGGAAAAGACGCTCCGCGAGTTGGCAGAGAAATTCAATCTCGACCTCGACCGGCTGGCAGCAACGAACGGAATAGGTAAAGACACGCCGCTGCAAATCGGTCAGGAAATCATTGTTCCCGCGACGACCGCCGTGCCTCGCAATAAGCAATCACGACGCAGCACTAATCCTTCGCTCGCCGATAAAGCGCGCGGCAACTATGCCGACCTGCTCAAGCGCGAGCCGGGCTTCGAGCGGCGCTTGAATCAGGTCGCCTCTTATCTCGGCATCGAGCCCGAATGGCTGCTCAATACGATGGCCGTCGAAACCATCGGCACATTCTCGCCCAAGATCGAGAACGGCAAAGGCTATACGGGGCTGATTCAGTTCGGACCGGATGCACGAAAAAGTCTCGGTGTCTCCAACGACCAACTGAAGAAGATGACGGCCACCGAACAGCTCGATTACGTGCAGCAGTATTACGAGATGTTTAAGGCGGTCGGCCAGATGAAGTCGCAGGCCGACGTGTATAACGTCGTCACCGGTGGTCAGAACCTCCTGTCGGGATTTCCTCTTGATCCAAATTCCATCGTCTACGGGCGCGGCTCGAAAGCGATGAAAGTCAAAAGTAATCGTGACCTGTGGGACGTAAACGGCGACGGGCAGGTGCAGAACTTCGAGTTGGGCACGGCGGCTGCGAAGGGCGGCTTTACCTCGACAAACCCGATGCCCGTCAGGATTGTGAGCGCAGGCTCGGATGACACAGCAGAGCGCATCACCTCAGCACAACGTGAAATCGACGCGCTGCGCGAACAGCGCGCGGCCATAGCGCGTCGCGCTGAAACGCTCTTGGAGATGCCGCTCAATGATGAACCTCAGAGCGCAGTCGTCGCCGAGGTCGGCGTAGACCCGGAGGTCGCCGCCAGGCGCGCACAGTCAATGTTGCAGATGCGCGCGCGCCTCGCCGAACTGGATACGCTCATCGAGCAAAAGCAGCAGGAAATCGAACGGCTCGTTACTGCGTTGCCGGACGCGGTTGATCGGACGAATGAACTGGCCGACGCGGCGCGGCGCTCAGCTGATGCAGCACGCGAGCAGGCCGAGGCGCAGAAGGAACAACGAGTCGAGTTGACGAAAGCAGAGCAGGCGGCGCTCGACGCCCGCAAGGACACAGATGACCTCAACACCTCATACGACCGCACGGCTGTCGCTGCGCGACAGGCGGCGCGTGAAATCCGTGAGCTTGATCTGACCATCGCAAAGAAGCCGTCATTTACCATCACAGGCTCATACACATCCTCCACTACTCCCGCGCTGTCCACTGGCCCAGCAGAGTCGCAGGAAGATTATTTTAAGCGCCTCACTGACATGGGTGGTGACAAGGATAAGTACAGAGGGGTACGCGATGCGTTCGTGAACTCCATGAAAGAGGGATTTACGGATGTCGAGCATCTGTTCGACGGGACGCTTTCTCGCATGGCGATTAGTTTCACCCAGGCCATAGAGGACATGGCCATCAACAGGCTGGCGAATATCGCCGGTGCCCTCATATTTGGTGACGGCAAATCGGGCGGCCTCTTTGGTAAGCTGGAAGGCTGGCTGACGAATGCCATTTACGGCCAGAGCGCCGCCTCTCAGCTTCACCCTTCAGCAGGAAGCGGCGGCTTCGGCTCACCCGGGGGCGGCACACCGGGGGCGCTTCCCTGGCTTGGCCAGCGCTGGGACACACCTCCCACGTCGCCCTTCAGCGACAGTAACCAAATCAATCAGACGATTACGAGCACGTCTCAAGCTTCGACGCGCAGCATTACGACGAAGATTGAGACCTCATCTGACAAGATTACCGCTTCCGTCACGGCAGCCGAGCGAGACATCACCGCGAGCGTTGATAGCGTCGGGCAGACCGTCCAGCAGCTCGTCCCCGTGCAGGACGGCTTTTGGAGCGGACTGGGTAAAGCGTTACTCGGCAGCACAATCAGCACTCTCGTCGGCGGTTTCGTCGGCGACATCTTCACTCCGACTGAAGACTCCGGCGAGACCGGGCCGCAGCCGACGCACGCGCCCACGCTTAAATCCGCGCAGAAGAAAGCACGCGGCGGGCCCATCTTCGGGGCGGGCACTGGCACATCTGACGACATTCCCATCTGGGCGAGCAACGGCGAGCACATGATTACGGCTCGCGCCGCCGACTACTACGGCCATGACTTCTTCGATAGAGCGAACCGGCTGGAACTGCCGCGCCAGGCTTACGCCGAGGGCGGCGCCATCTACGACGACGTGCTCTATCGCCCGCAATCTATCGGCTCGCTCTCGCTTGAGCACGCTCGCGCCGGTGCGGCTGAGGGCGGCTCGAAAATAGTTAATTTTCATTATGCGCCACAGTTGCCGACGCCGACGGGGAGCGTCCCCGTGGAGTCCAGCGCTCAGGCTGCCACCCGTGGCGCGCAGGAGTTGCAACATCTATTAGCGAGGAATAGTTAATGCTCACTCTCCATCAGGTTCTACTCAATCCCGAATACTCGAATCTCGCGCGCGGCGGGCCGGAGAACAATAACGCCTTCTCGTTGACCAGCAACAACGTGCCGCAGGTCAACATCTCCAGCCCGAACTACGTCGGTAAATACACCATCGAGTATGAAGAGATGGAAGAAGAGGAGCGCATCGCGCTCCGCGAATTCATCATCCTGCGTCGCAATAACGCCTACGCTTTTCTCTTCCTCGCGCCAGATGATTTCGAGGACAACCAGCGCGGAGTCTTTCTCAAGGCCGACCGCTCGGTGGCGACGGTCGTCGAGGCCGGAGTGCTTTCCTATTACATGGCGAAGCTCTACCAGGACGCCGCCACCAGCTATAAACGCCGCATCACGAAGCCGAGCCCGGGCGCGAACTACGAGGGCGACCTGGGAACGATTGTCTATCTCAATGACAACCCGGTGAGCCTGACGCCCGCGCCCGGACTCGAAGACGTGCCGCTCTATGCGCAGGCCCTCTACGGCCAGTCGTTAATGGAAGACACCGGCATCTCTATGGACTTCGCCCAGGGCAAGCTCATCCTGACCGAAGCTGCCGCAGTCGCCTACGCCGGCCAGACTCTTCGCTGGACAGGCTCGTTCTTTATTCCGGCCATCTTCACGTCCAAATTCAACGAGGTCGCGATTGATACCTCGGCGGTTTCAAGCGGCAAAGGAATCAATCTCATGGAGGTGCTACCTATCGGCATCGGCATCACGATATGATAATTGCACTCCTGACATATCTGCTCGTTCTCGTGACCGTCTTCGGTGCCGTCGCGCTCATGTTGCGCTCGTGCTCGCGGGCGAGGGGGCGTGACTGATGGGCGTCTCACCCGCAATGCAGGCGCACCTTCAAGGGACGACCTCGCTCTGCACGCTGGTCAAGCTCACCGAGCGCCGCCTCGACGGCACGCTCGGCGAAAGCATTAGCGTCTGCAACAACGATTTTGATGTCGCCTATCTCGGCGACACCTACCGCGCCATTTATCTTGAGCCGTCGCAGCTTCAATCAACCGCAGGGCTGACGCCCGACAACGCGGAGATAACCACTCCCGTCAGCGAAGAGTTTTCCTCGGCGGACGTGCGCGGCCATCGCTGGCTCGGCGCGCGCGTCGAAATTAACGTCATCAATTATGAAGATGTCTCGATGGGGCCCGCGCTTCGCAAAATCGGAAGCCTGGGCGAATCCACGGTCGGGCGCTTTGCCATCAAGACCGAGTTGCGCTCGCTCGCGCAGATGCTCAACCAGACCATCGGCGACATGGTGACGGAACACTGCCGCTGCTCGGAGCTGGGCGAACCTCTCTGCGGCGTCCACCTCGACGGTCTTACCGCCCAGGGCGACCCCATCACGGCGGCAGGGATTGTCACCGCCGTCACCGACAAGCAGCAATTCACCGTCTCGCTCAACTCAGGAACATTTAACCCGGCGAATGATTTTTACCTGAAAGGTCGCGCGCTCTGGACGAGCGGAGCCAATGAAGACTTGCGCGAGTCTGTCCTCTGGAACACGGGCAACCAGGTCACGCTCTTTCTTCCCATGCGTCGCGCCATCCAGGTCGGCGACACGCTTTCGCTCATCGCCGGTTGCGACCGCAAGCGCGCGACGTGCCGCGACAAGTTTGCGAACGCCAAAAGATTTCGCGGCTTTCCCGACCTCCCAGGCCGCGACCGGCTCTTTACCTTTCCGCAGGGGGCGACGCAGACATGAGCGCAGACCGCATCGTCACACGCCTCGACGTGGTGCGCTCGCTGGAGAAGATTCTCGGCCAGCCCTACGCGCACCAGGGGCGCTTACAAGAGGTTGGCGGGCGCATCACGGGACCCGGCACTGACTGCTGCGGGACGCTTCTCTTCGCCGGCCATGACCTCGGAGTAACCAGCTTCGAGATGCTCGGCTATGCCGCCGACCCGGACGGCTCGTTCGAGCAGATTCTGGAAAGCCAGTTAATTCGCCTGCCGCACTTTAGAGACGCGCAGGTCGGCGACGTGCTCGCGCATGACTTCGGGGAAGGCATTCAACATTGTTCGGTCGTCGTCTCCGTGCATCCGACGCGCCGCGACTGGCAGCAATTCAAAGTCATCCACGCGACCAGAAGCAACGGCGTCCATCGCGGTGTATTTGAGTTGAAATATTACAAGGCGCTCGTGCGCGCCTATCACATACCGGGGGTGCAGTACTGATGATTCGTCGCACCCTCCATCCACTCGCGCGCGTCGTGACGTTGCTCTGCTTCGTCAACCTGTGCGCGCTCGTCGCTCACGCCGATCCAATATCGGGTTCGGTGATTCTCACGAGCCTGGTTGTCTCGGCGGCCACGACCGCCGCCAGCTTTATCACGCAACGCCTGTTGACGCCGAAGCCCAAGGGTGTGATTCGCGGCCAGCAGCAGGGTTCGATGCAGCTCTCGGATTCGACCTACAACGTCCCGATCAAAGAGATTTACGGCGCGCGCTACGCTTCCGACAACATCGGCGGCTCAAAGGTCGGTTGTAATTTCATCTGGGCCAACCGCGAGGGAATTAGAGAAGTCAGAGAGACCGTCCCAGCTTCGGGTGGAGGCAGCGGCAAAGGCCCGCCGAAGCCGCCGCCTGAGACGCGCGTCAGCTATAACCTTGACCTTGCGGGACTCGTCGGCCACGGGCCTTTGAACGTCCTCAAAATCAAGTTTGACCAGGATACGGTCTATGACATGACGCGCGCTGGAGTTGCGGCAGTCTCCCGCTTTTACGAGGGCGAGACGGCGCAGCTCGTGGACGCCGAGGTTATCTCCGGCGAAATCTATTCGAGCGGGCAGGCGGCGGAGATTGAGGCCGGAGGCTCGGCCTTTTTCGGCGACGTGCGCGCGACGACTGCGGGCGAGCACGAGCTGAGCATCTACTTCAATGCTTCGCCCGGCACAGAGTTGACCGTCGAAACCAATGGCGGCGCGCCACAGGTCGTTACTCTCTCTGACAGTGAGGCGGCGCTCGGCATCGTGTCTCTCTCTGTCATCCTGAACGCGAGCGAGACCAACGAGATTCTACTGACGGTGACGGGCGCCGCTGCTGCCCGGCTCGACCGCATTTTCGTCTATGACCTCGACGGCGGCGGCATTACCGGCGTGCTCGATGACTTCTTCCCGGCAGACGCGGCCATTGATAACTACCTGCTGCCAGACCCCTACGAACTCGACTCGCGCCCGCGCCTGCGTCACAGCTTCGTGCCGACGCCGAACGAGACGGACGGCTCTGTCTCGGCGCAGATTGTCGGCGGCGTCTACGCCAGCATGACCATCTACGAAGGCAACTCCACGCAAGAGCCTGACCCGGTGATGGCCGCGGACGTGGACGCTCGTGAGGGAGTTGAGAATTCCTGCCCGGCGTATCTCGATGAGTGCTATATCCGGTGGACGCAACTCAACATCTCGAAATACAACCGCGTGCCGCAGGTCACAGTCACCGCCGAGCATAAGACCATCCGGACGGTGGCCGACATTATCAATCATCGCGCGCAGCGCTCAGGCCCCGTGGCCGATGACCTGGACATGACGGAAGCCAGCAACACCTACGTGCGCGGCTTCGTCATTGACGAGCTTCAGCCGGTCAAGCGTGACATGGATGACCTGGCGGCGTTCTTCAATCTGACCTTCGTCGAAGACCTGACGGGAAAGATTGTCGCGCGAGACCTCTCGTCGCGCGCCATCGCGGCCACGCTTACGGAAGACGACCTCGGCGCTTACATCCTGGGCGACCAGAAGGCTTCACCCGATTTGGTGTCCTCACGCGTCGTTGACCCGCCGCAGTTGTGGGAGCGCGTCGGCATCTCGTACTTCAACCCGGACCCGAAATCAGACTTTCAAATCGGTCGCGCCGAAGACGTGCGCTCGATGTACGGGGCGAAGACGCACGAAACATTTGAATTCAACATCACGGCCACCGATGCCGAAGCCATGCACGTCGCCCGCCGTCTCATGCAAAAGCACTGGATGGAGAGTGACCCTGACACGTTCACCGTGCAGCATCGCTTTGCTTACCTGACTCCGGCGCAGCGCATCCAGATTCCGAAGGACGGCGAGCTACAGACGGTTCGCATCATGGAGATTACGGGCTACGCGCCGGGGCTTCTGACCATCAAGGCCGTGCCCGACGACCTCTCGGTCATCGCCGCGCCGCGCGTCGGCGTCATCGGCGCACCGGCGCGCACCTATTATCCGGGCAACACTGTCGCCACCTTCATGGACATTCCACTGCTGCACCCGCAGGCGCTGGCCGGAATGTATGTCGCGGCCACGCCGCGCGATTTACGGAGCGGCGTCTGGAACGGCGCTGTCGCATGGCGCTACAAGGGCAACGAGTGGCAGCAGATGACCACGTTCACGCAGATGGCGACCATGGGGCGCTGTGTAACGGCTCTGCCGGAAGTGCCCGGTGGATGGGTCGAGGGCGAGTTCGACACAACCAGCACCGTCACGATGGATTTGTTTGCGAACCTTGAGCCGCCGACCTTCACCGACGAGCAGATTGCAGACGGCCTCGGCGTCTGGGTCATCGGCGATGAAGTCTGTCAGGTCGCCCAGTGGACGCGCGATAACTCGCAGCCTAACCGTTGGGTCGGCTCGCGCATCATGCGCCGCCTGAAGGGCACAGAAGCGGCCAGCGCATGGCACGTCGAGGGAGAGCGTTTAGTGCTGATGAACTCCGCCGTGCGCTTTATCGAACTGGACGTGACCGAGAAAGACATCCCTCGCACCTGGAAAGTACAGACCGCAGGCGCGCGTCTTTCCGATGCCGGGCCGATTTCGGTGACGTGGACTGGCCGTAACATCCGCTCTATCCCGGCTGGCGGCAGCGCTGACTCCGGCGTGCCCATCCTCCAAGACCCTTCGACGCCGACCGTAACCGAGACGGCGGGCGGCAACTGGGTCGTGCGCTACCCGATGCCGCAAGACCAGGCGAAGACGCTCATGAAGTCACGGGTGCGATTTACGCGCATCTCTGACGGCGTGGTCGTGGCATTAGAGTCTAACGGGCTGAACACCAGTTACACGCGCGAGGCTTTCGCCTTCGACTGCTTGGCCGAATATGGCTGGCAAAACCAGTGGCGCGGCGCAACCGGTACAGAATCGGACGGTTGGTCTGAGTGGTCAACGGGGGCGACGCTGCACGCCATTGGCGGCCCAACGCCCAACCCGGCAGATGACACTATTACCAGCTTCGATGATGACCCGTCAGATTCACGCGGTTACACCGAACAATATAACTATCAGTAGAGGGAAAGAGAATGAACCGTCTATTCATCGGATTGCTTTTGCTGCTGGCTCTCTGGCCGGCGAGCGCGCACGCGCAGGTTTCCGGCTCGACGCAGTATCCGGGGGCTCTGGATAACAGCATCTCGACACCGCAGGCCGCCGATAATAAATACACCAGCCTCACGGTCGCGCTCACGGCGTCGGCCTCAACCGTTACCGTCGCCTCGACGACAGGCTTTCCCACAGCCGGGCTGTTCTACGTCGGCAACGAGCAGGTGCAGTACACCGGGACGACCGCAACGACTTTTACGGGTTGCACGCGCGGCGCATCGAACACGGTCGCCACCGAGCACCCCGTCAATTCAACCGTGCGAGAGCAACTCGCAGCGCCGCACGTTAACGGCATTCGTGGCGCTGCTCTCGCGCTTGAAGCTAAGGTCGGGGTGGGCGCGAGCAATGCTTCGGCAGCCGCGACCGGCCAGTGTATCGTCAAGCAAGCGGACGGCTCGACGGCTTGGGCGACCTGCGGCAGCGGGACATCGGGCACAGTGACGAGCGTCGGCGTCTCAGCGCCTTCGTCCATCTTCAGCGTCTCCGGCTCTCCGGTCACAACTAACGGGACTATTAACCTCACGCTTCAGACGCAGGCCGCCAACCGCGTCTTCGCAGGCCCGGCCTCCGGCGCTGACGCGCAGCCCTCGTTTCGCGCTCTCGTCGCCGACGACATCCCCGCGCTCGATACCTCGAAGCTGACGACGGGTGCGCTCGCGGATGCGCGGATCGCGTCGGCCGCGACGTGGAACGGCAAGCAGAATGCCCTCGGCTACACGCCTCTCAATCCAAGCAACAATCTGTCGGACGTGGCGGCCGCCGCGACGGCCAGGTCAAATCTCGGACTGGGCACGGCAGCGACTCGCAACGTGCCCCCCAGCGGCAACGCAGCGAGCACAGAGGCCGTGATAGGGAGTGATACCCGGCTGACTGATGCGCGCACGCCCCTCTCGCATACGCACACCGCTTCGCAGGTCACTGACTTCAGCGCGGGCGTCGAGACGGCGCTCGGCAACCTCGGCTTCAGGTCGCTGCGCACCAATCTCGCCGGCTACTGGAAGCTGGACGAAGCGTCAGGCAACGCCACCGACTCAACCGGCGCTTCCACCCTGACCGACATCAACACCGTGACCTCGGCGGCGGGCAAGCGCGGCACGTCTCGACAGTTTACGCACGCCAACAATGAATATTTCTCGGCGGCAGACTCGGCCACGCTCTCAACCGGCGACATTAGTTTCACCATTTCGGCATGGGTCTATCTCGACTCCAAAACCAACGGGATGATTATCGTCGCTAAGGATGATTATCCGGAGCGGGAGTTTATTCTCCAATATGATTCGACGATAGATAGATTCGTCTTTTTCGTCTTCAACTCTGCGGGCGCTTCAGTCTCGGTGCAGGCCACAACCACAGCCCCGTCACTCTCGACCTGGTATCACCTGTTGGCCTGGCACGACGCCGAGGCCGACACCATCAACATTCAGGTCAATAACTCCACTATTGACACGACCGCGACCGCAGGGCTGGTCGTCTACAATTCAACTGCCGCCTTCACCGTCGGCGGGCGACTGGTCTTCGGCAGCCCGAACGGCACTTTCGACGGGCGCATTGATGAACTCTTATTCACGAAGCGGGTGCTCTGGGCTTCTCAACGCACGGACTTATATAACTCCGGCCTGGCTCTTACCTACCCGTTCTAGGGGCGCGCGAGGCTTAGAGGAAACGATGAAAACACGTACCACAGTATTTCAATCGGAGGAAGTGATGAAAACACGTACCACAGTATTTCAATTCGCGCTGCTCTTCATGCTGCTCTTTCTGAGCATGGCTGCCGCCAGCGCTCAGGATCAACCCTTCAGCTCAAAATATCCTCCGGCGCTCGATTCGGACGACTCGCTGGGGCGGACAAAGGACTTGTCCAGGACAACGCTCTCGGTGGCGCTGACCAGTAGCGCAGGCTCGGCTACGGTCGCCGATACTTCCAGCTTTCCGTCAAGCGGCTCGCTCAAGATTGATAATGAGAATCTGACCTATACGTCGAAGACCTCGACGCAGTTTCTAAACCTGGCGCGCGGAGTGGGCGGCACAGCCGCCGCTTCGCATAACATCGGCGTGGCCGTGCTCAGTCCTCAACTCTCGTTCCAGCGTGACGTCTTAGTCGCCGCCATTAAAGCCCTGCAAGCCAAAACAGGATTTGGAACTTCGACGGCTGCCGGGGCGGTCACCGGGGCGGTGCTGCAAAAGAACTCGGACGGCTCGACCGGATGGGGCGCGCTCAATTCAAGCGTCGTCTCGACGGCGCTCGGCTTTACACCGCAACCGGCTGATGCGGATTTAACGGCGCTGGCCGCGCTCTCGACCACAGGGCTGGCGAGGCGCACCGGCGCGGGTACGTGGATGACCGTGCCTGCGCCTGCTGGTGATGTGGTGGGAACGAGCGACCCGCAGACGCTCAGCCAAAAGACTCTCTTGAACGCCCTGCTGCAAAACGGCACGCTCAATTATGC